TGGCGCTCATGTGCTGCTCCATGCCGGGGAGCGTTCCCACGCCGTAAGCCACCGCATCCACGAAAGGACGCGAGGCCATCATGGCGATGTCGGACAAGGACTTCTTGATGACTGTGGTAGGCCCCAGGAGCCCGGCCTTCCATGCTTCCATGACCATCTGCCAGGTGGTGGCTTTGTTCAGTTCCTTGGTGAACCGGGCCATGCCCTCGGGGCTATCGATCTGGGCGGCCCTGCTCAGCAAGTCGTCCACGTTGCCGTCCTTGCCAAACTGGTTCATCAGGCTGTCGTAGGCCGCGCCCTGGCTCTGCACGTCCTTGGTCATCTTCATGGCGTTCAGCGCGCGGGCGATCTCAGTCCGGTTGTTGCGCAAGGTGGACGAGACCATCGCCGCCTTCTGCAACGCCAGCAGGGCGTCGGTTTTCTGCGACTCGGTGGCGTCGGGGCCAGCATCTTTGAACGCTTTGACCGCAGAAGCCGCGTCTACCTGAGCCTTCATCATCAGGTTGCCGATGACTTCCTGGTGGTTGTCCAGCCCCTGGAACGGTCGAAGCGGGTTCTGCAACCCGTTGGGATCGGTGCCGAGCATGTCGGCCAAGCGAGCGCCTTGCGCAGCCGTCTCAGCGAAGGATTTGGCCGGGGCAGCGGCATTGGTGACCTGCTCATTCATGGCCTGGATCAAGCCGATGACCTGGTTGGGGGCGTCGATGTATTGCAGGTTGATCTGATAGGGAATACGCGTGCCCGGATCATCCTTCCACGGGTTCTCCAGCAGAGCCTGCGCATCGGGCTTCGTTCCAGGCAGGGCATCTGCCACCGCTTGGGCGTCTGCCATCGGCTGATAGGCTTTGGGGATGTCAGGGTTGGCCTCGGCCCAGGTGGAAGGATCCCAGTGAACCTTCCCCGCGTCCCGGGGGGCGCCCTTGCCCAAGTCCAGGATGTATTCCCCGTCCCGCACCTTGGCCTGTTCCGCAATCTCCGTTGGGACGTCCAGATAAGAGACGTTGGCGTCTTTGCCGTAGGATGCGCGGAAATAGTCGGCGGTGCGGAAGTCGTCGGTGTAGTGCTCCCCGGGGCGGTCTGGAGCGTGGTCCGTGAGCTGGGAAGCATCAAAGGTGCCGTCGAACCCATCGGTGGGCGAGCTGCCGCGGAACAGCCTGGTAAAGCCTTCCGGCACGCCCGGGAGCCCCGCCAACGTCTTCTCTGTGTCGGCCAAGTTCAGTCCCCGCCTGAATACGATAGGCACGTCCTGGGGCATGCTGGGGGCCACCTCGGCCTGCGGTAAGGGCTTCTGCAGATCCTCGGCGATGGACGGGTCAGCCTTGGAGTCAGCCAGCACCTGTTCAGGCCGAACCCCGGTCTGTGCATAAACCTCACGCAGCCGGCCGGACACCACGCCTGCGGCGTGCATCCCGCCGACCATGATGGCCGCGTTCAGGAAGTCTTCAGGCTCGGGGAGCTTGCCCTGCAGCGCCGCGCTCGCGGTGGTCATCGTGCCGATCTCGGCACCGGTCGCGGCCAGGGCGCCCAGGGGGCGGACAGCGGCCCCGGTCCCGGCAGTCAACGCACCCACGGCTCCCTGCTTGAGCGCATCGGCTGATACGATGGCCGTGCGGTTCAGGAAGTCTCCCGCGCTTTGGACCTCGCCATTCTGATAGCGCAGCATGAGCGCGGTGCGCAGGGCGGTCGGGACGGCGAAGGCGCCTGCGCCGGCCCCGACGATGCCACCGATGACGTTGCCCACCACCGGGGCCGCAGAACCCAGGGCCGCGCCGGCTGCGCCTCCCCCAATGGTACCCGCCAGCACTTCCGGCGCTTCGGCGCCCATTTGCGTCGCCTTAGAAGCCAAGCCTTCCAGCCAGGTAGAATGCTGCGGGTCGAGCACCACGTCCGGGAGCTTGCCCCGAAGGGCCAAGCCCGTGGCCGAGCCCTGGTATCCGGCGACGGCCGCATCCCAAAGGCCGCTGGCCGCCCGGGGGCGCCCGGGACCGGCGGGAATATCCATGACCGATCCGGTCTGCCAAGCGGGCGCAGCAGGGGGCTGGATCTCAGGAAGGACAGGTTCGGAATCAGTTTGCCAGTTGCCCACTACTGCCCCCCGAGGTTAAACGAACCCGTGACCCCGGCTGCCTTTACCGGTGCCTTCTTGCGCAGGACGTTGCCCTGTGGATCGGTGAACTGAGCCCCGGGTGCCAGCGAGTCGAAATCCTTGAAGGTCGGCAGCGAAGCCTTCGCCGGGCCTACTACTGCGGCTGCCTGGTTCGCCACCACGGCCGAAGCGTTCGGCAGGAACGACGCGATCCGGTCAGGCTTGCCCAGGTAGTCCCGGGACTTAGGATCCAGGAGCGCACCGGCATCGCCTCCAGCCTTCTGCACTGCAGCGATCTGGTTCTGCGCGTCCCGATCCCAGGAATACCAGCCCATCAGGTAAGCGGAAGGATCGGCAAAGGCCCCGGGGTTCTTCTCGAAGCCCTGCCGGACGGTGTTCGACAGCTGCCCATAGCCCTTCCAGAACGGGTTCCCGTCGTCGTCCTTCAGGTGCCCGGCGTAGGCGATGTAGCGCTCACCTGTGTTGGCGGTGATGCTGCCATTGGCCATGGCCGCCCGCACCTTCGGGACGTCCTGGCTGTGGTCGAACTGGGGATTCGGGTTGGTCATGTCCATCATCAGATTGCGGGCCACCCAGGGGTTGTCCCGGTCAGCGAGGGCCCCGTTGTGGTCGGCGGCGCGATCACGCACCTGGCCGAGCCATTCGAGCTGCTGAGCCTTGAGCGGGGAGTTCGGGTCCGCGGCGATGCCCTTGAGGTCCATGCGCCCCGTGGCGATGAAGTCCTTGACGACGTCGGTGAGCTTGTCCTCCTGCTGCTTGGCGAGATCGATGCGCGCGTCCTCGTCCTGCCGGCGTTTTTCGGCCATGTTCCGGAGGTTCAGCTCGGTCCCGTACTGGACCAAGGACATCTGCTGTTCGCCGGTCAGACCATTCCATCCGGGGATGCTGGACTGGGTCACCGGGGTCGGCCCGGGCGCAGGCGCGGGGGCCGCGTTGGGATCGACCGGTACCGGCGCGCTGGGCGTCATGCCAGACACGGTCATGACGGAGTTGACATATGAGTTGGTCGCATCCGGGACGTGGGCAGCCCAGCCGAACCCGTAGGTGTTCACCGCGGCGTCCACCGCATCCGTTCCGGCGTGATCGGCGGCCAGTGCCATCTGCTGGTCGCCATTGTAGTATTTCAGCAGGGCGGCCTGGTTGACGGCCATCTGCTCGGGCGTGCGCCCCGCGGCGCCGCCCACATCGATCTGCCCAAGCACCACGTTGGCGTTGGCGCCCGTCGCCGCGGCCGCGGGGAACACCTGGGGGGCCTGGGCCATGGTCGTGGGGCTGAGGCTGACCTGGCCGCCCGGAACCGCGCCGGCCTGGACCAGCGCGGGGCCTGGGTCGTGCGCCGCAGCGGCAGGGCCGAGGATGCCCAGCGCGCGGCCGGCGTTCAGGTCGAAGGTGCGCTTGGCCGCGACGAAGTTCGTCTTGTTGATGAAGTCCTGGGCGAACCGGTCGCGCTCGGCCTGGTTGACGCCGGGGTAGTAGTATTGGCCGCTCGGATCGTTGATGGCTGCAGTTCCCGCGGCCTGGACCAAAGCCAGTTGGGAAGGATCACTCGCCACCGTGCTGGTCGCGCTGGTGGTGAGCGCCGTGTGGGCGTTGGCTGCAGCCTGCCCGTTAAGCTGGCTCTGACCGGTGATCGCCTTCTCCGCGAACTCGGTGGATAGGCTGGCGCCCAACTGAGTCCAAAGCTGCTTGCCCTTATTCGTGGCCGCCGAGTCAGCGCCATTGGTGACGTAGGCGTTGACGTCGGCCATGATGGAAGGCGCGAAGGTCTGGTCACCCGGCTGCGCCGAGGCCAGCCGGTCCTGAAGATTCTGGGTCCAGTCGGCCCGCGCCTTCATCATGTTGACGTGGACGTTGGTGACGTCCTCGGTCTCGGCCTGCTGCTGCAGCATGTCGGCGCCCTGTGCGAGGCCCTGTCCGATCCGGTCCATGCCGCTGCCGATCTGCGAGCCGAAGTCCTCGGCACTCGCCATCGGCCGGTTGCGCTGGACCTCTCCCTGCGCTATGACGTGGTCTTCGTACTGCGGGATCTGCGCCATGAATTACTCTCCGAAAACGGTGGAGTTCAAGCCTGTGCTCTGGTAGCCGCCAAAGGAAGGAATTGCCGTGCCCCCACCGCTCATCGAGTATACCTTCGAAGCGCCCCCGATCCCGGCGCCGAGCGCGCTGAGGTAGCCCGCGGCACTGGCATTCTCGGACTGCGCCGACTCCAGGGAAGCCTGGTCCTGGTAGCCGAGGCCCTTGATTTGGTAGTTGTATCGCGTAGTCAGATTGTCCAGGGCCGCGCTGCGCGCGCTGTCGGCCAGCACGTCTGCCGGGGATCCATCACTCATCTGCACGCCGGACGCGCCGTAGGCTGCCATCTCGGTGCCAATCCTGCGCTGCGCATCCCGAGCCTGGGCCTGGCCGGCCGCTTCACCCTGCGCCGCAGCAATGCCAGCGTTCTGGGTGGCGAGCTGGGAGTTGTAGTCGGCGGCCTGGGAGGCAGCCTGCCCTTGCTTCACAGCGCCGGCCACAGCCATCGCGGTGGAAGCGGCCATCAGGACGACAGGTAGGGCAGCCATTATTTCACCCTCGAATAGAGGGACGCATCTGAGCCGTCCGGGTAGTAGGCTCGAGCGCACGCAGTCTCGAGCTGAAAGCCGAGCATCCTCAGCCACCGGTGCCCAGCGGGGAAGCTGCACAAGCAGTCCGACTCCAGGCGCTTCTGCGGCGCATCGTCCAGGATCTTGCGACAGGCCCGGTGCAGCTCGGTGAAATGTGCGGCCGCACCATGTCCGAGGATGGACCAGACCGTGCCGCGGCCCGCCCAGATCTCCATCACACCCCCGATGCCCAGCAATTCGTCGCCTTCCATTGCAGTCCAGCTCTGCGGGCCCTCGGCGCTCTTGGCATACTCCAGAGTGCAGGGGAACGTCCCAAGCTGCGCCTGCTGGACCTGGAGAGTCAGCATATGCTCAGCCTTGTAGGGGACCATGATCATTGGTTATCCTGGGTGTCCAGCTGGACGGTGAGGCAGGTGATGTTCGAGGGCAGCGGGCTGTCGGTTTCCCAGTAAACGTCGCCAGCTTCGCTGCTGACGCCGTCATAGGTCCAGCGTTTGAACCCGTCATAGAGCGCCACCTGGGAATCCATGTCGTCAGTGCTGGAGCGCCATGGCTGAACATCAAGCCCGGTGGGGGAAGACTGAGACTCCAGGCTTAGCCCGATGGACTGGAAGAACCGGAAGATGGTGCGGAAAACTTTCTTGTACTTGCCCTGGGTCGGGCCTTCGGCACCCCCCGATTCAATGCAGAGGGTCCGGCCGGCGCTCTTGTATTCCAGGCCAGCGTAGCGTGTGTATCCCAGATAGTTGAGCGTGATCTGCCCGGTGTTGTCCACCACGCAGTCAGGGTGGACAGCTCCGTCCACCAGCACGCTGACGGTTTGGCCGACCAGATGGTTCAGGCCGACGATGTAGTTCAGACCGAGCGTCCCCGTCGACGTCACCGAACCATCCAGGAATTTCGCGTTCTCTATGGCGTCCCCGTCTTCCCAGGGCTTCGACATGAGCTCGATGGTGCGGATGACCTCGCCGAATATGCCCCCGATGACCGGCCGGTTGACCACACACCATACGTCGTCCCTGGTGATGTCCGGCGCCGGGATGGTGGCCACGCTCTCTACGATGGCACCGGCGCTCATGGGGTGCTGATGCCAACCGCAGGTTTCCTGGTCCTTGTCGTAGGTGATCGCCACCAGGGTGCCATCGTTTCGCACAGCCCAGATGATCTGCTGCGGTGCGAGCTGCAGCGCCAGCTGCTTCAGGCCGCCCTTAGTCAGATGCTCGCTCACCAGCGAGATATCCAGGGTCTGGAACGTGTTGTACATGAACTGGTAGGTCATCTCGCGCAGCTTGCGACCGGTGCGCTGAACGAACAGGGTCTGCTTGCCACAGCGGATCGGGGGGATCTGGGCCGAACCATAGTTGCCCAGGAACTGCGCGTTGACGTTGCTGGGGGTGATGGCCGCGCCGGTCCCCCCGCTCGGGGCGACGATCCATTCACCACCGGCGGTCCCGATCAGCAGACCCTGAGCGTCCGAAGCCATCCAGCGGATCGCGTTGACCACGCCAGCGTCCAGATCGAAGCCGATGGCGTTGGAGTCCACCACCGTGCCGTCAAGGTTGGTGGGCGCCTGGTTCTCGTAGTCGCCGCTGTTTGAACCATCCAGGCGACCCGGACTGTTCGCCGCGCTACCCCAGATCAATCGGCTCTGGTGGAAGGTGACGGTACTGGGATACCCGTCATCCGAGTTGTAGAGGCCCAGGCACCAGAAGGTGGTGGTGGCCGGAACTATGGCGGTGGGCGCGGCTAGGGTGACGGTGGGCGCCGTGCTGTAACCGGTGCCGGTCACACTGATGGTGATCGAGGTTACGACGCCATTGGTGAGATTAGCGTAGGCGATAGCGCCGCTGCCGCCGCCACCGGAGAAGGTGACGCTCGGGGGCTGCGCCCCGTAGCCGCTGCCGCCGTTGGTAACGGTGACTCCGAAGACGCTGCCACCGCTGGTGCTCGCGGTCGCGGTCGCGGTCGCGGGCAGTTGGGAGCCGAGGGGCGGCGCAATGGCCCACTGGACGTGGGTGGTGTCGGTGAAGGTCATCGTGCCCCACAGCCACACGCCCCCGCACTTCAGGCGCAGGACGCGGCCAGTGTCGCTGGATCGGAACCCAGTTCCGGTGTTTCCGGTGGTTGCGTTGATGCCGACGACGCTGCTGGCCGTGACGATGCTGGTTCCACTGGTGACGATCGGAGGCGCGATCACCACGGTGGGGTTGGACGTGTAACCGGTGCCGGGGTTCGTCACGGTGATGGCCGTGATGGCGCCATTCACCACAGTGGCCGTCGCTGCCGCGTTGGCGCCCGCGCCCCCCGTAAACGAGATGGCCGGCGGATTGGCGCTGTCGTAGCCCATGCCTTGATTCGAAATGCTGATCGTGTTCTGGACTCCACCGCCGGACTCGGTGCAAGTTGCCACAGCCTGAATGCCGGACGGAATGAGCGTGGTCGCCGTGACGTTGACCGGCAGGTATGGGCCATCCAGCAGTGAGATGGGGGTGTAGGTCCACGCCAGTGCCCCGGCCCGCTGCAGCTTCGCGGGCGGATGATTGGCGTGCGCGATGTAGAGCGTGTCCGCGCTCTGTGCGAAGCTCATGCCCCAGAGTTCGGCCGTGAGGTAGGGCGTGACCACCTCGACCGGCACCCCGGTGTTCAGAAGTGGCGCACCGTTGGCGAAGATGCGGACGTAGGTGTTCCCGACCTCCAGCAAGTAAGCCTGGGTGATCGAGAACTCGAACGGCTGGAGCCGCGGGGCGTAGGTGCTGTCCTTGACCTGGGCGATGAACGCGAAGCCCGGGCGCCGGGTCAGGCCGCCCTGCTGCGTCGGGATGTAGTTCTGACACAGGGCCAAGCCGTTCTTGTATTTGGCCAGGTCGTAGCGTCCGTACGCAAGCGGGGACCATTCGCCCCCGTTGAAGTTGCTCTGGGTCCAAGTAGATTTGGCCATGGCTTACGGTTCTGCCTGGATCGTGATGTTGACCCAGCCGGCCGGCCACGCGCTGCCGCCCTCTTGAGTGAACCCGCTGCGATGTGCGGTCAGGAAGCCGTCGTCCGGGGATTCCACCGGGCGTTGTTCGAAGGCATTGTTCCGGCGAGCCTCGCGGGAGAGCTCGGCGTATTCCGCGTCGATGGCTTGCTTCTTCGCCGTCGAGTTGGTCAGGCGCTGGCAGAGGTCGCTGGCCAGGCTGCTGGCGAGCATGTCGTAGAAGATCGAGTCCCACTGGGTCGCATCAGTGACGTCCGCGATGTAGCGCAGGTTCAGCACGCTGCTGGCGTTGCTGAGGATCTTCCGACCCTCGACCACCCAGTCCAGGTCCACGTCCTTCGGCATCAGCACGCGCAGGCAGTCGGCAGGCAGGGTGAACTGATAGGTGAAGTGGAAGAGCGGCGTGGCCGTGTCCGGAGCGAGGACGGCCCGCTTGATCGAGAAGTTCCACCGATGCTTGCGGAGCTCGCTCTTCCGATTGCTGTCGTAGGCGATGAGAAGCTGCCGCCCCTGGAGTGTGCTGCTGTCCAGGGCGATGACACTAGGCTCGCCAAGACGCTGGAGAGCCGAGTTGCAGCAGTCGACATCGCTTTGGGACATGGCCTACTCCTTAGCCGAGCCCGATGAGGCTGGCGCAAAGCCCACTGATGGTGCCTCCAGTGGAAGCCACTCGGACGTTGCCCGCAGGAAGGTCGATGGTCGTCTGGCTGAACGGCAGCGTGGCCGACTTGACCGGGGAACCGTTGAACACCTGGACGTCAATCCAGGTGTTGGTGAACGGCGCCTGAAACTGGAGGCTGGTGGTGGCGCCCGCCGGGGTTCCCTCGGCCCAGAACATGTACTCGCCACCGAGGATCGCAACCGCGGCTCCGGTAGCCGACAAGTTGCTGCCGAGGTTGTACGCGAGAGGATCACAACGATTTACGGGCATGGCCTACTCCTACAGCGGCGTGTAATTAAGGCGCATGATGTACTCCTCCAAATTTTTCAGGGCGAGCAGAACCGACTCCTTGTCCGGCACGTTGGCCCCATTGACGTTGACCTCGATGTCGGTGCTGTTGGTGGAGGTTCCGACGACAGCCTGATACTCGTTCTGACCCTGGTTGATGCCGTAGTAGTAATTGGTCACTGGGCTCCCCTTTCAGGAGGAAAAGGGACCGGCCGCCAGGCCAGCCCCTTCGACGTTTCGGCTTACTGGGGCATCGAGTAGAAGATGTCGATCACCTGGGTGCCGGAAGCGGGCAGCGAGGCCGCGGCGATGGTGCCGATGATGGTCTCTTCAGCGGTGGATGGCGCCACCTGGCCAGCCACAGCGGTCATGCCGAAGAAGGCAGGGGCGCCATCAGCGGCGGTCGAGGTTGCGGCGGCGCGGTACTTGCCAGTGCTGGAGGCGTTGCCGATGGCCAGGGTAGCCGAAGCGCCCATGGTGGCGTTCTGGGTGATGACGCCGAAGGCGAAGGTCGCGCCGACGGGCAGGATGCCGAGCACCAGGGTGTCCGAGGTGGTCTGGGTATTCCAGGTGATGGTGGCGCGCATCCGCTTCAGGCGAGCCTGATAGACGGAGGCTTGGGGCTTGTAGCCGACAGGAATCGCGGTGAGGTTCGCGGTGCCGGCCATTTCAGCAGAGTAGTAGGCGGCCATTTGATTCTCCAGAGGAAGGACGAAGGGGAAGAAGCGGTTTGACCAGACCCCGAAGGGTCTGGTCAGGAGGGGTTTACTTGCAGCAGATGATGCCGCAGCGCTTCTCTTCGGTCCGAGCCGCGCCGATGGTCTCGGTGATGTAAACCTGCATCGAGTTGCGCTTGTCGGGACGGCGGTCGACGCTGGCCTGGATGTCGTTCCAGATGCCCAGGGTCATGCCGGACTTGGCCCAGAAGGGCACCAGCCAGCGGGAACCGAGGACGTAGTTGCCGTCCACGTCCGAGGAGGTCAGACCGCTGTTCAGGGACAGCGTGCTGGCAAAGTTCGCGGCGCCGGGGATCCGCTCGGAGTGGATGAAGTTGAACCCCATGAAGTTGGTGATCTTGCCATCCACCAGGACCGGGCGGGTGTTGTAGTCCGTGTTGATAAACTGCGCTTCGTTGCGCAGGTTGTCGTTCTGCTGGGCGCTGACGATCATGTAGAGCGGATCGTTGTCCACGTCCACGTCGGACAGTTCCAGCAGCTTGCGGGCGGCGCGCAGCTTGGCGATGTTCAGCCCGGTCGCGGCCGAAGCGCCGACGGTGGAGGCCACCATCTGGGAACCGGAGTTGTAGGCGGACAGCAGGCCGGTCGCGTTCGTGCCGGTCTCACCCGTGTTGTTCGAGCCGAGATGACCGGCGATGATCACGTCGTCCTGCGCGCGACCCATGGCCATGGTGCCGGCCTGGGCGTAGTAGCCGGTGGGGTCGATCAGCAACCGGAGCTTGTCCTGATTGTCGACCAGCTCGGCCCAGTCCGCGTCGATGGGATAGATCCAGCGGCGATCCTGGGGAGTGGAGATGAGGGGCGTATCGGTGTGCCGACCCTGGTTGAACACCGGGTTGACGGAACCGATCTGCTCCATCATGGAGGCGGCCTTGCCGAAGAACTGGCGGTTCTCTACGGCGCCGCGCAGGCGCGAGCCCTTCTGCTGAAGGAGCATCGCAACGACGGTCGAGTATTCCTGGACCTGGGCAGTGGTGATTTGATAGGACACAATGTCCTCCGAGGAAAAGTTGAAAGCATTGACCTTTAGGGGGTCATCTACCCTCGGCTTGTCCTCGGATGGAGGGGCCAGCTACGGCTTTGAGAGAAGGCTGCGGGAACTAATCGAAGAGATCGGCCTTATCCGCTTTTGCCTTCCGAGGCTTCTTAATGGGTTCCGTCTCCGGAACGGGCTCGTCGGCCTCGGTGATGTGATTATAGAACCGAGTTGAGATTTCCGCAACATGCTCGATGTTGCCGTAGGTGCCATCGGATTTGCACTGGAGGATGGCCAGCTCCAGGCAGCGGAGTCTGATTTCATAGGTGTCCACTAGGAACCTTCCGGATACGCGAAGGCATTCAGCTTGGACAGTTCGGCCCGGGCCCCGGCGTCACCCCGAGAGAGCTTGGTGATGAAGTCACGGTCGGCTTTCAGCTCGGCGATCTTGGCCAGGGCCTGCCCCGGAGTGAGCGCGTTGCCGAACTTCTGTCCACCTTCACCGGTGACGAAGTCGGGTTCGCCGGTCTTCGCGCCGATCTTCTGGAACAGCTCCATGGTGGCCTTGAGCCCCATGTTGGCTTCCATCTTGTCGATGGTGGCCTTGTCGATGCCGAGCCCGCGCACCGCGGCCTGGGCCAGCGCGACGTTCTGCTGGAACGCGGCGCCCCATGCCGTCTTGAGCGCGGCGTCGTCGGTGGCGATGGAAGCGTCCAGCGCAGCGTTGCTGGCGGTCTGGGCGGCCGTGGCCTGCTCGTTCCACCAGGCGGCCAGGCCATCGCCGGCGGCCTTCGGGATGCCCAGCTCATGCAGCTTGGCCGCCACGCCCGTGGCGAACTCGGGCGGCACGCCCTCGGGGACGGGGATCTTGTAGCCGGAAGGATCGGACGGCCGGCCGAGCTTGTCGTAAAAGGAAGCCAGTTCCGCAGGCGCTGCGTCCGGGTTGGGCAGCACCACCGTGCGGCCGGCGCGGTCCGCGCCCAGCAGCTTCTCCAGGTTGACGTAGGACTCAACCACCTGGGTCGGATCGGTCCAACCCTTGTTCTGGACGTAGCCCACCCGGGCTTCGTCGGCGCCGGTCAACCATGCGGGGGCGGCGACGGGCGGAACGATTGGCGCCGTGGTGAGGGTGGTGGCTGCAGAAGGGGCCGGGACTGCCGGCCCAGGAGGTGTTCCGCCTTGTCCGTCGGCGACGGGGGTGAGAAGGTCAGTCATGCAAGCTCCTTAGTTTACCGAAGCGGTCAGGGTGTGCCCTTCGACCTCGTCCTTGACCTCGTTGGTCATGACGAAGTGGACTGCGCTGAAGTCGGGGCTGATGTCGGCGGCCAGGGCCTGGATCTCTTCCAGGAAGAACTCCTGGGGGAGCGGCTTCCACAGGCTGCTCTGCTTGGTGGGGGCGGCCGGGGCCGCGGGGGTTGCCGTCTCGGGGACTGCATCCTTGGCGACGTCGGGCGGCGTGATGGTGAAGCCCTCACTCTGCAGGAGAGCTTCGGCCTGGGCTTCGGGGGTCAGTTCGTCAGGCATTGGGGCTCCTTGGGGGTTGGGGCGCGTTGACGCGCAGGAGTTCGTAAAGCTCTTCATCCGTCATGTTCAGGTTGTTGAAAATTCTCAACCAGACCTCCCGGCGACCCTCAGCCACAGCGTGCAGCCGGGGGTCGGGATGAAAGGTGCTCTCGCGGGCGCGGCAGAACCGGGCCAGATCACAGAGCACTTCCTGTCCAAGGGGGCCTTTGAACGTGAGGCAGTAGGCGTTGCGGCGCCTGCTGATGAAGTCGCGGATCGGATCGAAGATGCTCACTGGCCACCGCCGGGCTGGCCCTGGTTGGGCATGCTGCCCTGCGGCGCCACAGCCTTGGTCATGGCCGCCATGCCAGGCAGCGCCTGGGTGAGTTGGGCGGCCTGCTTGTCCTGCTGCCGGCCCTGGCGCAGCTGAGCCACAGCGTCGGCGCTGCGGATGAACCTGGACGGCGCGCCGTTGATGTCGGCCACCTCGGGGGTGATGACGTCGAAGTCATACCAGTCCATGACGCTGGGGTCCTGGGTCTGGCTGGCGATCTCGGCGGAATACTGGACGCTGCGCATGATGCCGGACGCCGCTTCGGAGCGCATCTGCCGGTTGAGTGGCGCATCGTACTCGATCTTGTATTCGGCGTTGGCATCCAGGATGATCTGGGGCGGCGGGGGGATCAGGCCCTGGTAGACCAGCAGGTCGAACTCCCGCTCGATCATCGGGCCCAGGCCTTCGCTCTGGAACCGGCCCATGGTGGGCGAGATGAGCGCGCCCTTCTCCCGGGCCCGCTCCAGAACTTCCGTCGCCGTCATCTGGGGCGTCTCGACCAGGATCTGGAACAGGTCGATCAGGAACCCGGAGTTGATGGCCTTGCGCTCATCCTCCATGATCTCCTGGCCGATCCGGGGATCTCCGGTGGGCAGCGCATGGACCAGGGGACGGCCATCGGCGGACACGCCACCGTAGTTCAGGGCGCCGTTGCGCATCTGGAATGAGTCCAGGATGCCATCGTCGTAGGCCAGCAGCACCGGATCAAGCGCGCGGTGCCCAACCTTCAGGACGACCTTCTTCTCCTCGTTCAGCACGTTGATGCTGGGGAAAACGTTCATGGCCGGACCGCGGCCGTAGTCCTCGCCCGGCGCGGTCAGGTAGCGCGCCACGCTGTATGGGAAGGTGCGATAGCCGCCTTCCTCCAGCAGATGCCGCGCATCCTTCAGAACGTAGTGGGAACTGAACCGCTTGCCCTTCGCGTCGATCCTGTTGCTGTCGTATTCGCGGTTCGGCCGGACACAGTGGACGAGGAACACTTCCTCTTCGGGCGCGGCGCTGAGCTTGTCCTTCAGGGACTGTGGAAGGTTGTCCTTGCCCCAGCGCTGGGCGATCTGCCGCAAGGTCATCTTGAACCGACGATAGACAGTGTCGACCTGGCCTTGGTGGTTGACCGAGAAGAACAGTTCGCCCAGGGGAATCTGCCGGTAGCGCAGGCCGCGGGCGCTGGGGTCGGTGGGATCCCGGTAGGCATCGGTGAACAGGCCACAGGTGCCGAACGCGCCGATGGAGATGAAGCCTTCGTGCATGTTGCTGTGGAACCCAGACCGTGGGGAATACCGGTAGTGGAACATGGTGTCGGCCACCAGGTCATACCAGTTCATCGCGTCCCTGGACTTGCGCAGGGTGGGGTCAGTCGGCCGGATTCGGTGCCACTGGGATCCCATGGGGACCAGTTCAGACTCCATGATGCTGGCGAACTTGAGCAGGGCGCCATTCGCCGTGACGTCGAACTGCTCCTGGTTCCTCTGCTGGCCGGGGACCGTGTTGCCCTGGGAGAAGAAGCTGGTGCTGTAGTAGGGCAGCACCTTCTGAGAGACTTGCTCCCACTGCGCTTCCCAAATGCCCCGTTTGCTGAACTTAATTTCGGCAGCGCGCAGGATCTCATCGACGAGATCGGTGTTCTGGGGGGTGACCGCAGGTTCAGCCATCACTGCCCCAAAAGTGTTTTCGACGCGGACTGGGTGCTGTTGAGCCCACCGCCGCCGGTCAGCAGAGTGGCGGATCGCCCACGCTGCAGCATCATCTGCTGCTGCTGAGCGGCCACGTCCAGGCTGTCCGAACTGTTGCCGAGGGTCGGCGCCGGGGGCGGGGCCGCGGGATCCGCCGGCGTAGAATTGTCGCCGATGCCGAAAGGATCCACCATGGTCTTGAAATTCAGCGGGTGCTGGAAGTTTGTCCCGGTATGAAACATGCTTCCCACGGCGACCCCCAAATAGCAACGTGGTGAGAATACCACAACACGCAAGCTATGAGAAGACGTCGAAGTCCTGGCCCGGGACCGCGGTGCGCCGAGGAGCGTCCCTGGGGCCCAGGTGCTTGGGCCTGGCGTCGCCCCAGACCACTCCGGTGCCCTGCCCGGGTGTGGTAGGGCCAAAGACTGGGTCGTCCATCCCCTCGGCCACCCTGGACCGGTTCCTGCGTGTTTCTCGGTTCAGGGCCAGATCGGAGCCGCCCATGCCCAGGACCGCGTACTGCAGTGCGTCGTGGGGATGGGAATACTGGTTCTTCTTGGGGGATTCGTGGTAGGTGGCGCTGCCGGACGTGGCCACCTTGGCGAAGCAGTATCCGCCGGCGAACCCCTTGCGCAGGACCCCGCAGCCCGGGTTGAGCATGAAGCCCGGCTTGCCATCCACCATCCGGTTGAGGAAGGCCGACACCGCTTCGATGCGCAGGGTGGGGTCGTTGGTGCCCGCAGGCTTCCAGCGCCAGGGGGTCCGGCTGTTCATGATCTCGAAGATGGTCCGCTCGTCGGGACCGCGTGAAGTCCCGGCCGGATCGCCGATGGCTGCCGAGACCTGGAAGTCAGGGTAGCGCTGCTTCATGAACGCGGTCAGGGAGTCGGCGAAGCGGATGATGCCACTGTCGTCGCACACGAACTCATCCACCACCAGGATGCGGCCGTCCGGCCACTGCTGACAGATGGCACAGGCAGGGGTCAGCCCCCAGTCGGCGCCGAGCACCAGGGGAATACCTGGGAGG